AAAGAGCCAGTATACCATACAGGTTGTTTGGCTAACGCGGACTCCATGTAATTATAAGTAACCACTCGATCTATAATATTCGAGCCATTAGAACAGTAATACCAGCTAATTTCTCCGAAGAGATTATTCAAGCCACAATTAATTAAATTTCGTGAAGTAGTATTAACATCATCGTAAACATAGTCTTCTACTAAACATGGCACCGATTGAAGTTGACCAGCATATTGAAAGAAACCATTCTCTGACATCCAGAAAGCAGTACCATCTACTTCAACACAGGCATTTTTACCAATGAGTCCGCAGTTAGTTCCTACCTGTTCAAAAGAAAAGGTAAAGGGCTGACCTACAAATCTCATAAGGTAGACAGCATTATCGGTCCAAACATACAAACCGTCCCGACCTCTAATGGCTCCCATCATTTTAGAACCATTGGCCAGTCTTTGAGTACCCGCCGTGTTCGTTGCAGTAGGGGTATAATCACTTGTACTTTCTTGATCAGACCATCTAATAAACATATCGTCCTGTGTGGACCGAGTACCTATTGTAGTTTCTGTTCCAAAGAAAATTAAGTGTCTATCAACCGAAGAAACTAACATATGTCTGGAAGTAGTAGGCGCTCCCGCAAGAACAGTAGCCCTGGTTGCTGTGGCATTGGCCACTGTCGAATCCCATGAAAAACATTTACCATTATAAATAAGAGCGATTAAAGTTGTTCCGTAGTTATCCAGAACCCAGAGTCCGGGTTCAAGGGTAACGTCCTGTGAGGAAGATTCTCCCCAGGCAACATAGTCTGAAATATTAGTAATGGTCGCTCCTGCCGTATGTAGGGCCAGTGTCGTTCCATTTTGTGCACGGGCTCCCCCGCTTAAAGTTCCTGTACTTGTATCGTTAGCAGTAAAAGAAATATCTTCTGAGCCTATTCTAATTTCTCCTGAACTTGGAAAGGCAGTGGAACTGGTTAAGACTACAGTTGTAACTGCCACATCAGATGCAATCGTTGTTACCAAAGTTGTAGTCGCTGGACCTGAGGCCGTTCCTGACCATTGACCCGTTCCAAAACCATAACCTCCAATTTCATTTGGTGGTCCTACTGTATAATATAACAATGCTGAAGCGGAACCTGAATTATTTAGTTGAGTTCCTGTTTCCGCTGTTGCCATGGTAATGGTAATCGTGGTTGAGGTAGGTGCGGACGTGACCATAAATTTAATATCTTCAAAACTAGCATCGGTATAAGTTGATCCAATTGCCGTAACTCCACTGACAGCATCAAATTTAACAATGTCATCATCTGCTAATCCATGAGGAGATGGGAAAGTAACTGTGACTGCAGTGTTAGAAGTAGTGCTGCTAAAATCGCAACCGATTATTGTGTCTCGAAGAGGATGAATGTCATAGAATATTCCCCCTAAATAAACATATAAAATTCGGTTGGTACCAATTGCAGCATATTTAATACCCGCATTATCATCAAATTGATGAAGGGCTCGAGCGGCCCCAGTTATATTATCTTCGCCGAGTTGATCCCAGCCCCCTATTTTTTCAGGGGTTCCGTATCTAAAACGTACATAGTCTCCTCCTGTCCACTGCCCTTCGGCACCAGTAGGAGTAACTTGTTTATTGAATCCAGGTCGAAAATTTACTTTTTGTAGCATCTAATTCCGCTTTTTTAGTTGTATTAGGTCCCATGTTTATATATTAATAAGAAAGACAATGAAAGAGAGAAAAAAATATATGATAGAAAAAACTGTAAATATAAATAATTTTATTGGTACTTATGATGGGTATATTACACCAGAAGAATGTAATAAGGCTATTAAATTATTTGATAGTCAAAATAAATTTAATAAAACTATGAATAGACAGTCCTTTGAACAAACGTCTGTACTTAAAAAACAAGATCAACAATTTTTTGCTGGTTCAGATAATATTGATGTTTGGCATTCTAACCTAAAGTCCTTAATAGTTAATTTTGATATGGCTTTAAAACATTATACCGAAGCCACAGGTGTGTCACAGGCATTTGGCGTGAATGAATTTCACTATACAAGTTTAAAGATACAAAAAACATCACCTACAGAAGGATATCATGTATGGCACATCGAACACGGAGTAGGATTTGATAATGAAGCCAGAGCTTTAGTTTTTTCGGTGTATTTAAATGACGTAAAAGAAGGGGGAGAAACAGAATTTTTACATTTTTCCAAAAGAATCCAACCTAAAACAGGAAGAATAGTTATTTGGCCAGCAAGTTTTCCTTATCTACATAGGGGAAACCCACCCTTGTCAGGTGAAAAGTATATTTTAACGTCTTGGCTAATGTTCAGATGAATAAGATGTAGGTCTTGCACCTAATCTATTAATTTTTTGTTCAGCAGTTTCAGTGGGAGTACCATCTTCTTCATTAACAAGATTGTCATTATCCCAATCAGATTGTAATTGAGCTAAATGCGCTGTATCCCATTTGTCTATAATGGCTTGAAAGTCCCCATGAACACTTGCATCATAAGCTGTGTGAGGTGTTGAGTCTCTATGCTCTACTTGGTCCTCAACCTTAGCATTTCCATATTGAATAGCCCAAATATTTGAAAATTTAGATTGACTCCAAAAAGCATCGTCGGCAATAGCATAAGTAGTTCCTGCTTCAGCGCCTGTGTTTTTAATGATCTTCTTATCATCAAATATTATTGTCCATGTTGCATTAGTTGCCATAATTTTTCTCCTAAATCTTAATTATATATACTAGTGTTAAATAAGGTTGCAGCACCGCAGTTGCATCCCCAGCAAAAGTTGCACTCATATTATGAGCGTGACCTGTTCCAGATCCAGCAGCTCCACTAGTCCCACCGCTTGCCAAGTTGTTTGGAGCCCAGCTGTTATTATTATGCCCACCACCAGCGTTCGCGGCATTGTGAGTATGTGAAGCCAACTGAGCTGTTGCTAAAGTCGCATTAGCTGTTGAACCACCAACATTTCCAGTTGAAGTAACTGTGTTTGCTCCACCAGTTGAAGCTAAGTTTTTAGTTCCTGATTTTGAAACTGCTACATTGTCTTGTAAATCAGGAAGATTAAAAGTTGTAGCGCCGTCTCCAACACCATAAGTTGTTGAAACAATTGCAAATAATGCAGCGTAAGTTGTTCTTGAAACTGCTGTTCCATTACATTCTAAGAAACCTGTTGCTATTCCGGCAGCCGACCATGGCACAATAGTACCTGTAGGAATACCCTCGATACCCGTAAGGTTTGCTCCATCAAAATCATATTTAGTTGCTTCGTAATTTGCCATATTATTTCTCCGTGTAAGTCCACCCAGTAGTTGCGTCTCCAGAATAGACTAGACTAAAACCCGCACCTTGAGTATTGATTGTTAAATCAGCGGCCGCATTAGCTATATTTGATGAGTTTCTACCAATTGTTAATGCATTCGTATTAAAATCGTAACCTTGATCAATAAAAGAACACACATCACCAGTAGCGGGGCTGGCAGGAAGAGTAAGTGTAAACGGTGCTCCATTAGTGTTTGCTAAAATTTGAGCACCTGCTTGAATGGTTTCTGCCGCAGTAATGGCTCTCCATTTTCTAAATTCTAAGTCTTTAACAACATCTGTTCCGTTAGTGTGACAAAGATATGTATTTCCCTCACATAATAAAAATCCAGTGGCACTCGTCACTTTGAAAGTTAAAGTATAACCAGCATGATCAGTACCATCAATAACTGTAAAACTTTTTTCAATATTAGCTGCTGGTGACCCAGCTTGAGCGGGAATATTTAAAATTCTATTTCCTGCTAACGTTCCTGTTAATTTTATAATAAAATTTCTTGCATTAGAAGATGATCCGGAACTCATCACCAGTGTTACATCACCTGATGCAACATCAATAGAAATAAATCCCCATGTCTCTTGAATTAAATCTAAATTGGTATTTGTTTTTGTTCCCCATGTACCGGCTTGTTCACCGGTTGTCATAAGTTCAATACCTAAACTATTATAATTTGATGCCATAATTTTCTCCTATGCCGAATGTTCAACATATGTATAAGAAGTATTCCCAGTTATGTCAACATCTTTATAATGTAGTGGAGAGACCCCCCCAGATCCTAAAGATCCACTCATTTCAATTCCTGAAAGTCCCACTTGCATATCTGTTATTGTAAGTGTTCCTACTGAACCAGTTATAGATAAGCCGGATACTCCGACCATCATATCGTCAATAGTAGGTAGTGAACCAAGAGAACCAGTTGCTTGTATTCCTGTAACATCAACTAATTGAGCATCATCAACTACAATTCCTGATGCATTTAAAGTCATTGTAGCTTCTATGCCAGTCAGGTCATATGCCATCTCATGACCAAGAGAACCTACGCTTCCTGTTATTAATAAACTTGCTAATCCTTGGGAATGATCCGCACCATCGTTAATATTTGGAGTTCCTAATCCTGCTCCCATTGCCGCCGGACCAGTGATGCCAAAAATCATGTCTAGTCTACTGATTGTAGGCGTGCCTAGACTTGCTGTTGCTTCTATACCTGTAAGTGCTGCAATAGATAATTGAGTTGTGGTAAGTGTTCCTAGCGAACCTGTGATAGCTATTCCAGTTGGTATAACCGTGGTAGTATTTTCTCCCCAGTTACCAGTACCCCATTCATCTCTGCCCCAACCTTCTTCAGATTGAGCATAAGCTAAAGTTCCTAGACTTGCTGTTGCTTCTATACCTGTAAGTGCTACAACGGGGTCATAACTATCCCCCCAAGGTTCGTCGCCCCACTCAGCACGTCCCCATCCTTGTTCTGAATAAGCTGCGGGTTCACCGAGGCTACCCGTCATGGATAGGCCAGTTAAAGTTACAGTGTTATTATTTTGCTCGCCCCAAAGACCTTGGGACCAGGTTGTTCCGGATTCACCCCAAGAGTTAGCCATAAGGATTAACCCCCTACGACGTTATTCTTATGATCGCCGAGCTGGAATCGTTGGTTGGAAATTGAATTGTGAAAGTTCCAGAAGAAACAGTTTTGTCTCCACCAAAATCAATCGAACAAACAGCAGCGTCTGTTGTAAGTCCACTAATAGTTGATGAATTATAAAGTAAACATCCTCTTGCTGTGAAAGAAGCGGATGTCCAAGAAACGTCTGAAAAATCTGTGTAAGAAGTAACTGTACTTTTAGCTACTCCAGTGTTTGTTAAAGCTTTTCCACCTGACGCGTATCCCGAACCTGTTGTTGTGACTT